CGCCCTGTCCTCGATCGCCCGCCCCCCGCCTTTTATACCATCCACAGAGATCACAATACCGCCTTTACCATGAAGTTATCAGAAGATACCAGAACTTCAATAGTCGGCTTTAAGACTTTTAATACGGCTTATTTCGTCGGACAAATGCTCGAAACAAATTACAATAACGACCAGGAGTGGCCCAACACAGATGTCACCTCGGGCAAAATATACATGCCAAGGGCCCCGCCCGACATGTCGCTCTCTTTGCTCGTTATTCATGGGTGGGATTATGAAGACCTGAAATTGTACTGTACAAGTAATCTACTAGATATGATTTCAGTCGATGAAATCACATCTGGTGATGGGAACTTTTCATTTTCAGGTGATCGCTATTCATTTGACGCGCCTATGGAGTTTTACCAGGATCGGTTTAACCAGATTTTAGCATTGGAACAATAGCCTCTCCGCACAGAACCGCCCTGGCGTACTTGGCGCACAGCACGAAGTTGATGTGAGGCCAGTCAAGCGCCTCAACTGGGACCACCTTGATGTTCATAGGATTGGTATTCATTTCCTTTGAAAGATCAACCATCTTCTCTGGGTCGAGTTTGATCTCAAGCATCTTCTGGAGCCATGATACGTGCTTCTGTTCCTTGGGATTAAATGAGTCGGCAAACTTCTGGGTTATAGTCTTCGACATTTTCATAAAAGACTTTTTTGTTTTTAAGCCGTCTTAAGAGGCGATGTTGGAGCTGCACCGGTGACCGCTGCGACAGGGAGGGCTCCAGGAAGGGCCGCCACGCCCGTTGGATTCACGACTGGGACGACTGTAGGAGTGGTTCCCATGGGCATAAGGGCTGGAGAAGGGACGGCCCCAGGAGGCAAGGGCTGAACCATCGGCGGTGTCGCCACGGCGGGCACGGCGGCCCAAGTCGCCTTGGCGTTCCCTATAGTCTGCGTCCAAAGACCCGCGCTGAAAAATTTAGTCCACTGATTACTGATGCTCTGCCATAGACCAGTGAAGAATAAGAATATAGCAAGTATCAAAAGAATAAAACCCATGTTGGCCAGGCTTGAGCCACTCGACTCGCCGAAGCTTATAGTCATGGCCATTACTCTAGGCTGTTAAAAAATTTAAGGACCCCCGCCTGCGCCACATCCACAGTACTTCTCCTCCTTCTTGGAGCAAGAACGGAAAAACCAGATGGCCATAATTATAAACAAAAAGAAGAGCACCCAATTCATCTTACTCATAGTCATCATTTTCTTCCTCTTCCCCTCCGTAATCCTCTTCGTCCATTTCTTCCGGCTCGTCGTCTGTAGGCTCATCCTCATCCTCGTCATCCTCCGTATCATCCTCTTCTGAGGAGTCTGGTACATAATCAGAGTCAGGGTCTCCTTTGACCCACGCATCTTCCCCGACGCGCGTGAAACCAAGATCTACCTCATCATCCATACCCAACCACTCGGCTACTGAATCATCATCAACCTCATAACTTTCATCTTCATACCTGTGAATGAGGCGGCCCTGCTCATCCTCTTCCGAATCTGCGCTTAGATAACGTATAGTATATACTGGACCTTCTGCCGAAGAAAAGATCTTCGCCAGAAGAGCCTTGGGTTTCTTCTGACCCACATTGGTCCAGACACGCACAAGACTCATTGAGAGTTTCTAATAAATCTTTTTTAAGCCATTTTACGCACCTGACCCTTGTTCTTGCGAGTTGCGCGGATGGGCTTGCCGAGAATTTAGTTCAGGGAAGCGATCAGGCGAGCCAGGGGGCTCTTCTTCTTGCGAGCCACGCCCTTGTTCTTGCGGACCTTGCGCAGGCCCTCCTTACGCACGTACTTCTTGGGGCCTCCTGGCTTGGGTGGGCGGCCGCGCTTTACTGGGGTGCGGAACATACCGCGCAGGCCATAGACGTTCACACGGGGAGAGCGGGCCGCGCCGCGATTCGCACGGGGCTTGCGAACAGCCACCTTGCGGATCTTGGTGGGAACGCGCGCCGTAGAGTTAGAAACGACACGGACGCCGCCGCCTGGGCTCTTCACATAGTGAGCCTTGGGGTTGTAGAGCTTCTTGCCGCCGTCCGTCACAGCGACATACTTGCCATCGGCAGTCATGTGGATAACGCGACGCTTAGAATTTAGGAACTTAGTTGGGTGGTGGGGGACTGCTTTACGGCCTACCATTTGGTACTATTACTAGATAAAAAAAATATAGGAACATTCATTATGAGCCTGACCATAATCACGGCGCACTGGAAAGAAGACCTGACCTGGCTAAAAAACGCAGATGTTCCTGTAGTTCTGATAGATAAGGAGGGGGCAGAACCCAGCCCCTTTGTGCCGCAGCATACTATCCCCAACTATGGCCTAGAAGCAAGTTCTTACCTCAAGTACATTGTGGAGAACTATGAAAACCTTCCTGACCATGTGGCTTTTATTCACGGCCACGAGACGAGCGTTCACCAAAACCACGACCGTCCACTCCTGGAGGTTTCGCGGAGCCAACATTCAAAAATACGACTTTATTCCTATAGATAATTCACTTCATCCTACAGATTTTACAGATATATTGAATACTGATGCAAAAGTCTATAGTCTTTTTGATGATCTCGAGATTCCTGCGAATAAACCGCGTCATAACTCACCCCTTATATTTGAACTCGGTGCCCAATTCATAGTAGGGAAAAATAGGATTCTAAGAAATCCTAAAGAACTTTATGAAAAGTGGCTCAATAAATTAAACACCCCAGACTTTTCCAAGGAGGGCGCGGTTATTTTCGAGCATTTATGGCACGTAATTTTCGGTGAACCGTTTACACTCATTGCTAAGAAGGACTGGTTTCTATTCGACTGGACTCCTAAACTTGTGCAGGTTCTTGATGGCGGCAATCTCAAGTTTATTTAGCAAAACTTCCACTTGTGTCCACAGGCCTTGCAGGTTGCATACGTCGTCATAGGCTCATCGGCAGAACGCGTTTGCAGCTGGTAGTAGGTCGTCTTGAGGCTCTTGCATTTACCGCACTTGAGCAGGCCTTCATAACCTTCATCTTGTTTTCTGCGCTCCTCCATCATCATGTCATTCTTGCGATTCACAAACTGCGCTTTTGACCAAGGGCCGTCTGGCCAGAGAACCTCGGCAGATGTATCAACCAACTCAGACGACTTGAGCTCCTTAGCGAATATGCGGTGCTGGAGCTGTGGCTGAAGCCCTAGACCCAGGCTCACATGACCGTCCGGGCCTACTTTCAGGTCGCAGGTTACCCATTTTGGGTCTCTCTTGAGCTCGGCCAATAAATGTACGGCTTTGTTCTTGTACCGCGCTCTTAACCAGCGATTCTCAAACGAAACCGCCTGTTTCGTCTTTTTCGTCTCTGCTATAGCCCAATCCCATATGGACTTTTCTATATTTCGGGCGTAGGGGCGGTCAGGGACAATTGATGCGAATGAGGCGCGGACGTGCGTACGAAGAATTTCAGCCATTTTGGAATTTAAGACGAGCGAGTCTTATTCTAAGACACTGAACCCTTTTTTTTGAGCTTGAGGGCCGCCTCCAGCTTTGACTCGGCACGTTTAAGTGGCTTTGTTCTGACGAGAGCAAGCCCCGAACCATCACCTTCTACAGGCGCGGAGCCAGCACGAGTTCTTGACTCGAACTCATGCACCAAGTGTGTATCCCCTGGTTCGTGTACCCACGGAGCCTTGTTCGCACATTTTCTAAATTCTTCTATTGTTAATGGTCCTCCAAATATTTTTAAACATTCTCTTTTTGGAGCAGTGAAGCATTGTACAGACTTTCCAAAAACATGCTTTCGATAAAGAGCCATGAAAGATAGAATTTCTCCGTAGCGAGGTCCTGACCTTTCGATGATCCATGCCTTGGCACATTCGAAAGAACAAAACCGCCCTTTAGTCGTAAAGTGTTTCCGGCGGTCATCATATTTGTAAGGAGCGTGAACTTCAGGGCCTTCCCACGGATGACAGCACCACCAGCAGTGGAGGGGAATCGACTCGGCCATTAAAGAATATCTTAGCAGGAATAATTAGAATGCTTTTAAGTATCGATGTAGGAATCAAAAACTTGGCCATGTGTCTCATAGATCCTAAAACAAAAAAAATTAAAAGTTGGGACGTGGATGGCGTGCCGCCCAACCACTCGGATGGCCTCTACCTCAGTCTCATAAAACATCTTGAAACAAAAACATGGATCTCAGAGTCGACCCAAGTCCTTATCGAAAAACAGCCCGACCGTAACAAGGGTATGAAGTCCGTGGAACACCTGCTTCACGCCTATCTCTTGACCAAGGATCCCAAGCGCGAAGTGATCATCTGGGACGCGCGCTTTAAGATTCCTGATGTGGCGGGACCAGGGAAGACCAAGTACGCGCAGCGCAAGGCAACGAGCATAGAGCGCGCTCGGAAGTTTATAAAGGAGACGAATACAGAGTGGGTGGAATTCTTCGACAAGCACAAAAAGAAGGATGACTTGGCCGATACCGTGATGCAGGCCTTGTCCTTCATCAACAGGGATGCCCCCAAGACCAAGCCCAAGGAGACCCGAAAGCAAGTGGCACGCAAGCCGACTGAGAACCAGAAGCGGACCAAGTACTCCAAGGCCAACCTGGCCTACATCATCAAGAATAAATTGCCCCAAGATGCCCGATTCAAAAAAGATCTGGCTCGGTACTATAAAACTCTGGATGAGTTGATCAAAGAGTTTAATTTATAAAAACAAAAAACAATAAAAATATAATGTTTGTAAAAATTTCAAAACCCATGTATGATCGGGAAGGACGGAAATACATGGAGTTTGACATGGGTCACGGAGACCTTCGGACTGTGAAGGTCCCATGGCGGTACAATCGGGTCATGAATGTAAAAATAACTGGAATCAGGCCTATTCAAGACATGCGCATGGGTGAGTCATGCGAGGTCGAGATGATTCGGAAGGTTTGGGATGGTCAGGTCTACTGGATACTTTCTGCTATAAAGCCAATCTAGTCCTTTGTCTTCATGGAGGTGCCTTCAAGCCCTGATATTAAAAAATTGTTAACCGTTAGACCTGTTGAGAATGCGTTGGGTATACGCCCACCATCTTTCAAAGTTTGGCAGGATGGCTCACAAAAGGGCACGATTCGTGTTCCCAGGTTTTACCAGGACGGCGGAAGTCCACCCCCAGGGACCGAAGGGTCCCCCGCTAATATTAATTTTACTGGGAGTCTGCGAGCTCATCAAGTCGAAGCTGTCAAAAAAGGAGTAGAAGCAGGGAACGGAGTTCTTTCTCTTGATGTAGGATTGGGCAAATGCCTTGGCAGGGACACCCCCGTACTTATGTACAACGGAAGTATCAAAATGGTACAAGATATAGTCCAGGGAGAATTATTAATGGGGGATGATTCAGGACCTCGGCGAGTTTTATCAACATGCACTGGCCGGGAGAATATGTATAAAGTCGTCCCTGTAAAAGGGGAACCTTACATCGTTAATGAGTCCCATATACTTTCTCTAAAAAAGAGCACGAACAAAAAAAACCAGAATGGACAGGTGGTCGATATTTGTGTAAAGGATTATCTCAAGATGTCTCCAGGACCAAGAGCGGATCTCAAGGGGTGGAGGGTTCCTGTCACTTTTCCGAGTCGCGAGGTTCCCCTAGATCCGTATATGTTAGGATATTGGCTCGGTGATGGCGCCTCCCGGGCCGCGGTCATATCGAGTCAGGAATCGCCAGTCCTTCACTATTTCCACAAAAATTTGGGCAAGTATGGGCTTTACCTCAACTATACATCTCAATATGACTACAGAATCGTAGACTCAAAACGGCCCAACTTCTTCTTCAAGACATTAAGAGACTTGAATCTCATACAGAATAAACACATTCCTGAAATTTACAAGTGCAATTCTCGCGATATTCAGCTTCAGGTACTTGCGGGCCTTATTGATGCTGACGGGTCTATAGTTGATTGTGGCGCTGGATGGGACATAACCCAGAAGAATGAAAAATTGTTTGACGATTTGTTATACTTGTGCAGATCTTTAGGGTTTGCTTGTTACAAGAAAAAATGCGAAAAAACATGTACTAATGCACCCGGAGGACCGAAAAAGGGGACATATTTTAGATGCTGTATTTCTGGTGAAGGCGTCGAGGAGGTTCCGTGCAAGGTAAAGCGAAAAAAGGCAGAGCCGAGAATTCAGAAAAAGAATGTTCTACTTACTGGTATAAAACTCGAGCCACTTGGAATAGATGATTACTTTGGTTTTGAAATTGATGGAAATAAACGTTTTATTCTTGGGGATTTCACGGTGACGCACAACACCGTCTGTGCCTTGGCGCTCGCATCCGAGTTCAAGCGTCGTACCCTGATCATAGTCCACAAGGGATTCTTGGCCGACCAGTGGATCGAGCGCATTCAGCAATTTTGCCCGGGCGCAACCATAGGACGAGTTCAGCAGGATGAGTTCAGTATCAATAATGACTTTGTTATCGCTATGATTCAGACTCTGTGCCAACGGCCGTTTGCCCCAGGTGCCTTCAAGTCCTTCGGAATGCTGATAGTTGATGAAGCGCACCATATAGCCGCTCAGGCCTTTTCACAGGCCATGTTCCTCATGGCTCCGAGATATACCCTTGGGCTTACGGCCACTCCAGAGCGCAAGGATGGCCTGACCCGCCTCTTGTACTGGTTCATGGGCCCAGAGTTTTTCAGACTCGCGCGGACCCAGCAGACGCAGGTCACGGCACACCGCGTGCCCTTCACATGTAAGGAATTCCTAGAGGCACCGCCCGTCACGCGTTTTGGGAAGATGGACTTTTCAGGAGTTGTAACAAAGTTGAGCCAGATTCCAGAAAGAAATAAACTTTTAAAAGAAATTGTTTTGAAAAGTCCAGGCCAACATATACTTTTGCTGACGGATCGGAGAGAACATGCTTTTTGGCTCAAAGAAAATTTACCAAATTCAGCCTTGTATATTGGAGGTCTGGATCAAAAGGCACTTGACGAGGCAGCAAAGGCCCGAATAGTCATAGGGACTTTTAGTCTGGCTCAAGAGGGTTTGGATATCCCAACCCTTGATACTGTATTTTTAGCAACTCCGCACTCAGACGTGAAGCAGGCCATAGGTCGTATCCTACGTGGTGCTTCGCGTCCGGTTATATGGGATATTGTGGACTCGTGGTCTGTCCTGTATTCTATGTGGCGCAAGAGACTTGCGACCTACAGGGAATTGGGAATAGTTGTTGAGGGCGAAGAGAAGGCCCGTGACATGGCGGTCGTCAAGGGGAAGTGCCTGATCTGAGTTCTACATAGAATCCATAAGAGCAAGGAGAAAGACGCCGAGAACAAAAAACATAACCAAGTAATTACACTCGGTCCTATCTGGTCCTGGGCGCACTGGCGGCGCTGAGGGAACAGGAGCCCTGAGGATCAGTGGCTCATCCCACTCTCCGAGGGGGGCCATACAAATGGCCATCTGTTACTATCTAGATAGAAATTTCTTTCTTACTAGATTTGCGTCCCTTTTTGGAGGTTGGCTTCATAGAAACTTCGCGGACCTCGTCCCCTCCGGCGTCACTGACCACGTCGGAGAGTTCGTCCACCTGTGGAGGAGGAGCCGAAGAAGGAGGGCCCATCATTCCCATCAGAGAACTAAAGTCCATACCTGGTCCGCGCATCTCGCCGCGGAGTCCTGGGCGCGGCGGGCCTCCCGTTGAAATGGGCTGCTGGGCCCTCTGGACTGCCTCCATCATATCACGCTGGAGATTGGGGTTCTGGCTCATCACCTGAGAGACATTCACAGCCTGCTTGAACATCGAGTTGGTCAGGTGGAACATCATCGCAGAACCGCCAACCATCATGATGAGCTTAATCTCTGGGGCGACCTCAATCTTATTCTTGTACTTGTTGTGTAGATCCTCAAACACGCCATCGTAGTCATCCGTCTGCTCCATCATATTCTCGGACCAGCCATCAAGCTGCAGGTCGAAAGGGTCAAACTTCTTGTTCAGGAACTCAAGACCAGTCACGGTCGCAATCAGCATCCGCTTCTGAAACTTGATGGAGCGGTCGACCTCGATAGAGTAGGTCATCCGCTTGTACTCTGTGCGGATCTCCTCGATGCTTGAGTAAGAATTAAGGCGACCATTCCCCTGAATTCCTTTCTTAATTAAACGGCTAATCTTGTTCAGAAGGTCAGCCTTCTCATCCTCAATGGTTTTGTAGCCTTCTGAGGGTACCTCGCCGCCACTCCCGTACTGCTGCGCTCCCTGCTGGTCTTCCTCATCGCACTCCTCTCCGCCGTCATACTCCTCTGCAGGAGGGGCGGATTGTGCGAAGCGCTTATCCTGGTTAATGAAATCGTCGAGCCCAGCATCCTCGGGAATAGGTGCAGACGGCCGTGGGCCCATTCGGGGAACTGTTCGCACGGGTTTGGCCCGAGCCGCCTTCTTCTCCGGCCGGGCAAAAGATATCTCATCCATCAGGGCAGCCTCATCATCGTTAAAATCCAGGCCAGACTCTTCAGGGTTAATCGAGAGCATGTTCTAAGACCTTTATAGAAATGAAAGTCGTACCTTTAACGCAGACGAAAAAAAAACTTTGTTGAAAGTAAATGATGCCTATCAAGTTGAAGACGGTTGTTCACCTGGTCATCATTGGCCTGCTCCTACTGATTATATTCCGCCTGTATTCTCGGCCCAGCACCTTCATCCTTCGCCCCAGCGAGATGGTGACGACGGGCACGGGTATCCCACCTTCGGCCCTTTTTGACATGAACCCAAACCTGAACTGTGTCCCAGGCCCAGCAAAGAACGCCTCGTACTATACCCGCGGCCTGACGCCAGGTGGTCTGTGTGGGGACGGCGACTGGGTCCATGATCAGCAGCGCAAGTGGAAGATTGAGAGCGGCATTGGAGGCTCTCTTCTCCAGAACTAGATAAAAGAGAGAATCTCTAAAAAATTAGAAAATGAAGATTGTCTTCTGCATGCCTGGGCGCACCTATTCTCGCGAGTTTCTCTTGGCCTGGTCCGACCTCTTGATGCAGGCATCCGCCAAGGGCCATCAGTGCATGATCAGCCAGCAGTACTCTTCCGTTGTCCACTTTGCACGTGCCCGTTGTCTAGGAGGAGATGTCCTCAAGGGTCCAGATCAGAAGCCCTTCCAGGGAAAGGTTGACTATGATGCTATGATGTGGATCGACTCTGATATGGTCTTCAAGACCGAGGACTTTTTCAACATTCTAGAGAGTCCTCACGATGTAACGGCTGGAGTATATATGATGGAGGACCTTCAGCACTTGGCCGTAGTCAAGGACTGGGACACGGAGTACTTTAGCAAGACGGGAACCTTCAAGTTTCTGAGCCCTCCTGATCTGGAGAACGAGCCCCAGTACGTACCTGTCTCTTACGCGGGTATGGGATGGATGCTTATTCGCAAGGGAGTCCTAGAGGACCTCAAGTATCCATGGTTCTGGAGTCCTCTTCAGGAGGTTGGGGGAGGGCTTCAGCCCGACGGGACCGTAGGTCCCTTGCTCGTAGACATGAGCTCGGAGGATGTGGCCCTTTGTAAGGCGATGACTGCTGCTGGTCATCAGGTCTACATCGACAAGACGCTGCGAGTCGGTCATCAAAAGAATATGATTATTTAGTAACAATGGCTCAGTACCACCTGGTATATGCCGATTCTGCATATAGGAATACGTCAGTCTACACCAACTCGAACTCGTATTCTCTTTTCCTAACTAACCCGATACGGAATATCGACCGTGTCGAGTTAGTCTCAGCATGGATAAACACAACTGGTATAAGTAATACATTTGTCTTCTTGGACATTGCGGAGTTGCGGACACCCTATCACCAGGATGCTCGTCAGCTGGCCGTCGGTAATACTAAAACTAGTTCGGGTGGGGTTGCAGGGGCGTCTTCTCTGTACTCCTTTGCCCCGATACCTCTCGATGTTCCTACTGGAGGTATAAAATACTACAAAGAATCTGCCGACTTTAAAATTGAAGGTATTTACCCATCCAGACTTGATAGTCTTTCTCGCCTAACTATAAACTGGACTGATATTTACGGAAGTTTGGCAACGGCCAATAACGTCACGGGCACGGGCTGTGTCTTGAGGGTCCATACCAGAAATGTTCCAATGGAGAAGAGCATTCTTCACGAGTTGCCTCCTCCAGTCCCTCTGGATCCAGGGCCGAATATGGCGCTTGTAGGATCTTTGCTCCTCGCAGGGCTTTTACTTATTTTATTTGTAAAGAATAGTAGAAATGAGTAACACATATCTGATTCACGTCGATACTGGCTCGGCCCAGACAGTGACGGGTCCTCAGTCATACTCGGCGAACGGAGTTCTCAACACGTACCCAGGGCAGCCCTCTGTGAACAAGATAAACGGTAATCCCTTTCAGTGCTCAGTTATTCTAGGAAATCGCCACCGACGGATCCGTTCCATCAGTCTAAAAAATGCCCAGATTCCCATAGGCTTTTACAACGTTCGGGCTCCATATAACACTATGAACGTCAACTCTATAGTATATACCGTGCCTCCAGGAAACTATTCTTCAGTAAGTTTTCTTGCGACTATTAACACAACTATCGGCAACTCGGTCGGTGTGTTCGCAACAAATTCATCCACAAACAGCGTAACTTTTACATCGGCCGGCGGCGCCGTGACCATGAATGTAACACCCCTGAGTACCCTATCTTTTCTTGGATTTACGAATGGTCAGGTTGGGTCTTTCATTGTGGGAACTAATTCATATATTGTAAATTTTGATACATATTTGAATATCTGGATAGAGAACCTGGGTCAGTCTTCCCTTGAGCCGAGCCAGATAACCTTCAAGATTCCACTCGATGTAGGGTCAGGAAGTATACGACATTGGTCAGAGCTCAGTCAGTACACTCAGAAGGTCCTAGTGACTGACCGTGGTGTCCGTCTCGATCGCCTCAATATAACAGTGCTGGATCGGTTCGGAAACATAATGAATAATAATGGTCTCGATTGGTCCTTTAGCCTAGAGATTGAGGCGGATACGTGAAAAAAAAAGAAACACTAAAAGTAAATGAGTCTGAATATAGACGGAACCTTGGGGACCAGGTATGGAACCGCCCCTCCGACCCAGATTCGGCCCTATGACTTTGGCACAGACGCGATTGAACGCCAGCGTGTGTCCCTAGGTCAAGCTATGATGGATGCTGATTTCGAGTATGGCCTGCAGGCAACCAAGTGGCAGTCCTATGTGGATATTCGCAAGTTTCCATCCTTTTTCGAAGTTCCTGGTACTGACTTCACCTTTAGCAACATAGTTTCTGATGGAGCATCTCCATGTTCAAATATAACCATTTATTATTCAAATGTTGTTCAGGGTTCAACACAGACGATCCCCCCAGTGGGCGCGTTTATTTCCATGTTCGGCTTGACTCAGTCGAGAACGGCACTGGCTGATCGGGCCGAGGGTTACTTTATTGTGGCGAGTAGCAATTCTGGGGGGGCGCCTGGCTCCTTAGGGACTCTTTACTCGAACACCGCCAACTACATAGCCAAGTCGTGGGTCCCTGCTGGAAATATTCAGTCAAACTTTAGTTTTTCACGCAGGGCCAACGTGTACAACTCCGGGACATGTGTGGTCCCTTCTCCAACCATCTTTTCTGACGGATCTTCAAACCTTCAGGTTTTTACAAGTAACGCACACGGGCTCCTTCCGGGAATGCCTCTCACGGCAAACTGTTCGGCCGCGGCTGTTCAGGGAGGGAGCAACCTCTCGGGCGTGCTTTACGTAAGCAACGTGACGAGCGCAAACTCTTTCAATATTGTGGCAAATGCCCTCACGTTCGGCCCGCAAGGTAGCCTGTTGAGCAACTACACCAACCTGTCCAGTTCGAACACGACGCTCTACATAGCTCAGTTCGGGAGCCAGCAGCATCGCCCCTATGACGGCGGAGTTCTTTTGAGCACTCTGAGTCCAGCGCACGGATCTACAGTTATCCGTCAGTCCAAGAAGGCTTTTAGGTATCAGTCTGGAAAGGGTATCCTGTTCTCGTCTGGAACTCTCTTCTGCCCGCAGTTAGACATAGCTTCTATTAATGTCTTTGGAATTACTCAGGCCACCACAGGCGGGCCATATAATACCACTACTCAGCCTCTATCACTGCAAGTATCTTCTTCGACTGGATTTGCTGTTGGACAGACTATAGCAAGTTATCTTGGCCCTAATCTAGGAACTGTGACTGTAAACGCCATTCCAGACGCCACCCACATAAACATAAACTGGACAAATACAAACCAGCAGGCGAATATACCTATAGGCACGCTCATAACGGTTCTGCCCGCTGGTTCAAACATTCAGATAGTGACGGATATTATTCACGGTATTCCGCAACCAGGAGCGACAGCCATCATCCGCAACTTTACTACTACTCAATATAACGGAACTTATACAATCACAGGAGTAATTGATTCTCGGACCGTCAATGTTCAGTCTCAGACGGCGCTCACATCAACACTATACAATCTTGGAGATCAGCCGCGCCTTGTGGTACAGGGTTGGCACGGAGCAAGCGTTCGTGCGGGGTGCTTTGAGGATCCCAACGGCCTGTTCTGGGAATACGACGGCCAGACACTCGCGGTTGTCCGCCGCCAGTCCACCTTTGCGACGGCTGGCTATGTCACGGTCACTCCACAGAGCCAGACTCTTTTGGGAACCTTGGTTCCTGGAGTGACAGGTGCAATAACTCTAACTGGCGATGGGGCGGCGCAGACTAGTGCCATCAACCCTGGAGATACTCAGACAGTTATAACACTTACAAAATCGTCAGGAACCTATATCCATACTGTTCAGCAGTCTATGCAAAACTATATTCAAGGGCTCGGCCAGGTCTGGGTCGTTGGCCAGGTTGATTATAACCAAATCACCATAGGATTCATGCCGACGACATATGCTATAGGTGCATTCACTCCTCCTTTGCTCAACTGGACCCTCCCCACGACTCGGTTTCAGGATCAACTCAAGGTGAATGATCGTTTCACTATTCGTGGTATGGTTCACCAAGTGACCTCCATCCAGGGCCAGGGTGTGCTCACATTTAATCCTCCGTACCGAGGGACCTCGTCTATCACGGCCGCCACGCCCGTCAAGTGCTGCAAGATCAAGGAACTCCGAGTGCCCCAGGCCCAGTTTAACCGCGACACCATCGATGGCCGAGGTCCCTCTGGTTACAAGGTCGACCTGAGTCGTCAGCAGATGATTGGCATTCAGTACACGTGGTATGGTGCTGGTTTCGTAGACTTTATGATCCGTGGTCCGGATGGAAACTGGCTTATGGTTCACCGTATTAAGAACAACAATGTGAATGACGAGGCCTATATGCGTTCTGGAAACTTGCCCGTTCGTTACGAGCTTAGCGTGGAGAGCCGAGGGGCCGTGACGAGTCTACTTTCAAATCTGAACACATCATCAACTATCATATCAGTTAATGATCCTACGACCTATTTCCCTTCAAGTAATGCCGTCCTTCTCATAGACAATGAGCTCATCAGCTACACAAGTACCAATATCAATTGTTTCCTCGGCTGTACCCGCGCAGCGCCTCTAAACTACAATATAAGCGACACCGCCAGGACATTCACTGGGCAAGCGGCTACGACGCATCTGGCCAATACTTCTGTTAACCTTATAAGCTGTACGGCTACTCCAACTCTGACTCACTGGGGATCATCATTCTTGACCGACGGAGGATTTGACTCGGAACGCGGATACTACTTTAACTTTTCGAATACTAATATGAATTTTACTACATCTACCCCAGGGCAGGTGGGTAATGCGCTCAACGCCTTTGCCATCCGCCTAGCACCTTCGGTCACAAACGGACTTGTGGGAGATATCGGTACCAAGGAACTCATCAACAGGGCCCAGCTTCTTCTGCAGCGCCTCGAAGCAACTTCACCCTTCAATATGCAGGTTATAGGATATCTCAATCCAACTGGCGTTGTTTTTAATCCAGCCAACTGGGTAAATATAAATAATATTACAAATGGAACCCAGCCGAGTTTCGCGCAGTACTATCCAGGGAACTTGCTCTATAATCAGACGCCTCAGCCTGGAGAACGCATCTTCCAGACAATCGTGCAGGCTGCGAATCAAAACAATCTCGATCTCACTGGAATCAAGGAATTAACAAATGGGTGTATCGGAGGAAATCAGTGCTTCCCGGACGGACCTGACGTCTTGCTGATTTATGCTTCGGCTCTACAGGCTCCCACGACTGGTAATTTTCCACAGACGGCCCAAATCAACCTCTTCTGGACTGAGGCACAAGCCTAAACTTAAAAATATACATAAACAATAGATGTGTGATAGCATAGCCAATGGGCCAGCTCCGTACATGATCACGATTAATAATCAAGGATCAAGTACTCCGCCGGCAAATGTGACTATCACAAATAACGTCCTATCGACAACAGGTAACGTCATCGCTGGTAATATAATCAGCGTGGACGGTACATTTACAGGAAACTTATACGTCAAGGGAACTCTTGTTGGAAATTTTCCAATCAGTATCCTAAACGCATCTATAGTAAATACAGCATCTTTATTCGCCTCTCTTGCGAATTTAACAACTCTTAATGTTGCAAACATCTACACCACAAATATTGTAGGGTTTGTAGGATCGCAGTGGACAGGGACGACGGCTCTGACCTTCCCTGGTTTTGTTGGCGTCGGATCAACGGCCGCGCCTACAGCCAACCTTATGGTCACTGGAAATATTTACGCAAGTAACTCCGTAACCACCGCATGTTTATTCGCTACAAATTTGATAGTATCATCCATAAGTATCCCTACATCGACAGCTACACCCGGATATGTTTTATCGACTACGGGGACGGCAGTAGCATGGGTTTCTCCTA